ACCAATGAAGGCTTTAACGAAATTTGGTTCTTCTACTGCTCAAGCGGTTCAAACATGATTGATCGTTATGCTGTGTATAACTACTTTGAGAATCAAGGTAATGGCGCTTGGTATTACGGCACTATGGTTCGCACGGCGTGGCTTGACAGCGGCCTGAGAGACTACCCAGTGGCTGCCACATACAATGGGTCTACTGGCAACCTAGTAAACCATGAATTTGGTGTGGATGACAATGCCACTGGCACCACATTACCAATTGAAGCTTACATTATCTCTGCCGAATTTGACTTGGATGATGGGCATAACTTTTCATTTGTCTGGCGAGTTTTGCCCGACATCACTTTTGCCGGATCAGAAGCGGCATCACCAACAGCAACCATGTACTTACTGCCGATGCAGAACTCGGGTTCTGGATATAACAGTCCAGCGTCAGTTGGCGGCATCAGTAATGCTCCAATTACCCGTACTGCCGTACTGCCAATTGAAGAATTTACCGGCCAGATCAATACTAGGGTGCGTGGGCGACAAATGGCCATGAAGATAGAGTCGACTGCAATTGGCGTCCAGTGGCAGCTTGGCTCTCCGCGACTGGATATTCGCTCTGACGGGAGAAGATGATGACTCTGATTGTTACTACAACATCAGAACTTCAGCGCATTGCCCCGCCTGCATTGCCGCAGGCCGCAGAGGAATACAGCCGCCCTTATCAAGATCAACTAAACAACGTGATTCGCCTGTATTTAAACAGGATTAACACCCTAGTTGGCCAGCTTCAAACGGATGGAACAATATTTCCTGCCCTTACTGTTTACACCGTAGCCACCCTACCAAGTGCCGCCACTTCTGGAGCTGGCGCTAGGTCATTTGTGTCTGATGCTCTAGCTCCGGTGTTTGGATCAACCGTAGTAACTGGCGGCGCGGTAAAAACACCCGTATATTCAGATGGAACAAATTGGAAAGTAGGATGAACTTTATAGAACTCATTAACAAAGTTGGCAGAGTTGCCCGCCCGTCCCACCATCAGTTTGTGCCTATCGAATCCATGGAAGAGCGGTTTGAAGAATCCTGCTTTGACTCCCTGGATATGCTGATGATTGGCATGTACATGGCTGAAATCTATGACATTGACGACGAGATAGCCAAAGAGCTGAACCCTGAGACAGTCCAGGAAATGTATGACTTGGTCCAGCTGCACAAAAAACGCGACCCTGAATCCATGGAGTGGGCGATGGAGCTCATCAAATGATTTACCTCACCGACTACCGAACCGCCTACTCCAGCCATGTTGAGCTGATGGAAGACATTACCTACCCCCAAAGGGTTCACTGGTTTCCAGACACCTATAAGCGGGCATCAACTGGAATGTTTTACCCTCCTCACCGCGTGGCCGAGAAGGTGCTAGACCCGGAGTTGGTGACGCAGCTGCGGGAGAACAAAGTTGGTAGGACTGCATTTATTCTTGCTTCTGGCAATTCCCACTTTGCTGGCATCAACCCTCGAGCCAAAGGCCCAACCCAACTTTCCTACGAATACAAGTTCCTGCCATTCACTTTAACTCAGGTGTATGCTGGCCGGACAGCTCAAGCCCTGGGTGCCACAGACCATATTGTGACCGACGCAACAGCTTGTGCGTCCAGCTTAAAAGCGTTGATGGATGTCCAGACCCTGATAATGATGTATGGGTTTGATCGAGTCATTGTTCTATCTGTAGAAGATGCAGTATCCAATTCGGTGCTGGAGTTCTTTGGCGAGGCTAAGGCATCCCTGACGCTGAAAGATGAGCAGGATGGGGTTTTGCCGTCTGCGTTTGATGAAAAAAACCACGGCTTCTATGTTGGCCAAGGTGCAGTCTTGGCGGTGTTCGACTCTCCTAAAGTTGTCTTTGCCAACAAAAGCAACTACCCGGCTGCATCATTGCGCGGCGCCTATACAGCCAGCGAAGAATGCCCCAATGCCATAGGTCAGCGGGAAGATGGCCAGGGGTTTGCGCGCGCAATTGAAGGTGCCTTGACCGTGGCCAAAGATAGGGCCAGCCGGATAAGACTTGTCAAAACCCATGGAACTGGTACGCTTAGTAACAACAAAGCCGAGAAGGCTGCTTTATTGTCGACGTTAAAAGACTTTGTCGCAACGTCATACAAGGCTAAAATCGGCCATACTATGGGCGCCAGCGGGCTGCTCGAGACATGTTTGCTGCTAGACGACCTCAAACGTGGCGTTGTGCCTAAGATTGAAAACCGCACAACACATGACACTCAATTCTTATCCCATGATGCATCAGACCCTGGTGGTTTGATACTCAGCTTGGCGGCTGGTATGGGCAACGTATATTCGGCAGCACTTCTGTCGTTGGAGATTTGATATGGCGGGAATGGTAGACAGCAAGCAAAAGCAGCTCAACAGCGCAGAAATTGTCCAAATTGCGTTGGAAAACACTCGGTCTAAGATTCCTACACAAGCTGCGTTCACGGGGATTTTGGCTGAACTTAGCCAGCCTAATACCGACGTCAAGATTATGGGAAACACTTTGTTTGTGCTCCATAAGGGTTCTGAGGGCAAAGGTTTTTTTAAAGCATTGAATGCAGATACCGCGCGCAACTTTGTTGAAAGCAGCAGGCAATATGTGGTTTATGCCAAGCAAAAGCAGGGCATGAGTTACTTGGTAACCGAGTTTGAAGACCCTGCAATTGAGACTTTGTTCCATGCCATCTCAAAAAACCCGCCTATGCCAAACATGGCTTTCCAGACTTTTAAATTAAAAAGCGGTGCAACACGCATCGTTTTAAGCTTAGGAGACTGATATGTCAGCAGTAGTAAGTGCTATACCAGATATTGTTGCAATAACCGGAACAATCGTTACCGGGCGTGGCGGTGGTGGTGGCGGCGGCGGTGGTATTTTTGGTGGGTGGAATCCATTTAGAGACGTTGGTGACTTTGTCAGCAAGGAAATTATTCAGCCAGTTGCAAAGACGGTAGAGAAGACTGTACAGGCCGCGCTAGATGATCCAATTGGAACGGCGGCTAAAGTTGCAACGGCTGTATATGCGCCATATTTGTTGCCAGTAACTAATGCAACAGTTGCTTTAGCTCATGGCGCCTCAATGGAGGATGCTCTGAAAACCGCCGCCATAACCTATGTTGCACAGGGTGTTGCAGAAGGTGTTGGTGATTATGTCAAGCCCGAAATGGCCAGTACATTTTCTGAGAGCCCTGCATTGGCCAGTGCAGCAACAAGTGCAACTGCCAATGTGGCGGCGGCTGTAGCTACTGGCCAAGACCCGACACAGGCTTTGGTGTCTAGCGCCTCTATGTCTACGGCTGGCGCTATTGCCAGGCAAATCCCTGGGTTCGATGACCTATCCAAGACTCAGAAGAACGCTGCCGTCTCCGCAATCTCTGCAACTTTGCAAGGCAAGGACGCTTCACAAGCAGTTATCAATCAAGCAATTGCTGATGGTATTGACGCGGCCAATAAATCGCTTAAATCAGATGGCCCAACTTATGAAGAAATTCTAAGAGACTACCCTAATCTTGATACAGAGACTCTTCCCGATACGCCAGCAACAACTACAGACGAATTAAACAACCAACTGTTCCCAACTGACACCGGGGCAGAAACTACGCCAATCACAACGCCTGGATCAATAGTTGCCGAGGATCTTGCAGAAACTACACCGGTAGCAGCGCCTGGATCAATTACTGCTCAGGATCTTTTGTCTCCAACTACAAACGATACAACTCCAGCATTGCCGACTCCAGAAACTCCAGCAACAGAAACTCCGGTCGCCGAAGAGCCTGCCAAGGAAACACCGGCAGCAGATCAAGGGTTCGACAATACTGCGCTTAACGACTTTTACCAGTCGATTGGCTTAGACCCTGAGTCCATCACAAAAGCGTCTGCAATGACAGACGATCCTTTGGAGATGTACTCCCAAGCGTATGACGAACAATTCATCCGGGATTACTACGAATCAATTGGTATTGACCCTGACTCAATTTCCCCAGCCTCTCCAATGGAAGAAGACCCGCTTGCATATTTAAATCCTGATCCTATTGCTGCGCAGCAAAAGTCTTGGGGCCAAATGTTTAAGTCACTTATTCCGGCTAACGTCAACATGCCGGACCGCAGCTCAGTCATGCCTCTTCTGCAAAATGCGGCGCTCTATGGTGGTGCTGGTGTGGCTATTTCGTCTTTACTGGATGAGAACGGCAACCCAGTTACTTCAGAGCCTGTACCTGAGCAGAGTTTCTATTGGAACCAAATGAATCCTACAGCCCCGGAAGATGGCGCTGCTTATGGTGAAGCCCAGCTTAATCCTACATATGCAGCCAATGGCGGCTTGATGTCGCTGGCTCGCGGTGGAATCTCAACTTTGGGCGGATATTCAGACGGCGGACGATTACTCAAAGGTCCAGGCGACGGTATGTCGGACAATATTCCCGCAATGATTGGTAAAAAACAACCGGCTAGATTAGCAGATGGTGAGTTTGTAATCCCGGCAGATGTTGTTTCTCACCTTGGCAATGGGTCAACAGAAGCTGGCGCTAATGTTTTGTACAAGATGATGGACAAAATTAGACGCGCTCGAACTGGAAATGCCAAGCAGGGCAAACAAATCAACCCCAACAAATTTATTCCCTCGTAAGGAAAGACCATGGCACTCTTATCTTCTTCAGGCTTAACAGACGTCCCGTCTTCTGCCAACGTCACGGGCCCATCAGACTATTCAAGACCGTTTGCGTCTGATGTGCTAGCCAAAGGGCAGGCGCAATTAAATGCGCCTATGCCGCAATACCAAGGGCAACTAACCGCTGGTACATCTGGCCTGCAAAGTGACGCTTGGAGGGGATTATCTAATCTGACGCTACCGTCAACCATGACTACAGCTGGGCAGAATTTGCTGGACATTGGCCAACAAGCTAAAGGGGCGTCTTACACACCGGCGGGATCAGACTTTACTTCCCAGAATGCCCAGCAATACATGAACCCGTATTTGCAGGCGTCGCTTAATCCTCAGTTGGAAGAAGCTCGACGTCAGTCATTGATCACCCAACAGGGCAATGCGGCCAAGGCCACCTCACAAGGCGCCTTTGGTGGTTCAAGACAAGCTTTAATGGATACAGAGACTCAGCGCGCTTTGGGTACAAACTTGGCCAACATCACTGGCCAGGGCTACAACACGGCTTACGATAAAGCAATGGCGCAGTTCAATGCTGACCAGGCTCGCAAAATACAAGAGTCTCAGTACGGTGCTGATTTAGGCTTGAAAGGATTAACAGCTGCTACTTCGGCCAATCAGGCAGCCGGTAATATTGGCTCTCAGCAGGCTCAATATGGATTGCAGAATCTACAAGCTCTGGCCACAGCTGGTAATACTCAGCAAGCCCAGGAACAAGCTGCTCTCAATGCACAGTACAACCAGTATCTGGATCAGCGCAATTACCCGTCGACCATGCTTAAGAACCAAGCCGACCTCATCAAGAGTATTGGCGGCTCTCAAGCTGCTACTTATGGCGCCAAACCAAGCTTCTTGCAATCGGCAGTTGGTACGGCGGCTGGTGTTTCTGACCTTATCAAGAATCTTCAGGCTTCTGGTAAGAGTGTGCCTGCGATTAACAGTATTCTTAAATCAATGGGTATAAATCCATCCACGCTGGCACCGAGTATGAATGCAACTTACCAAAACACTATTGATGCTAACGGCAACCCAGTTAACCCAAGTGGTGGAGATACAGTTGTTAATGATCCATTGGGCGGAGATTATGGTGATGTGTATGGGACGCCAGAAGAACAGCAATCTTGGCAAGATTGGCAGGATTATTATTCCAATCAAGATGTTGTACCAAACTCCGCTAATAATAGCGGAGGAAGTGATGAAATCGACTACAGCATGTACGGCAACACTTACAGTTAATAAAGGCGCATTATGGCTACTGAACCGCTAAATCTTATTCAAGTTCAATCCAGGTTGCAAGACCCGCTAACGGTCACCAATCAGGATTTACTGAAATACGCCAATGGAACTAACCCACAAGTGCCATCATTCCTTGCTTTGATTGAGATGAATCGACGCAAGCAGATTGAGGACACAACGGCGCAGTTCCAAAGCGCCAATGTCCCGTCTGTTAAAGATCAGCTGGCTCAGTCATTGACCAGTCCGACCATGACCGGCGGCAATAAGATGATCCAGGTTAATCCGACTGATGCGCCTATTGGAATCATCAACCCAACCAATTTGTCTCAACCGGCTCAACCCACGGCCAATCCATTT